AAAGAGGACTTAGGAAATCTGATAACGGTGAAGCAGCAAAACTATTTGATCTCTCAGATGATTTACATTGGAAAAACAGAAAAAACTATTCTTTATTACATGGGATAGAAAGACTAAAGATATATAAAAAAGAAAAATTTAAATATAAAATATATGAAGTGGAAGTTGAATGATTCGACAATTTAAATTTACAAACGGTGAAGAAATTATTTGTGAAGTAATTTCAAGTGAACCGGATGAAGATGAAATCATTGCACGCTTTTGCTTTAAAATTTTAAAATTAGAAGCCGCGAGTGACATAACATATTATTCTTTTAGACCTTGGATGATGCTAAAAGATGAATTGCAAGAACCGGTTTCTATTAATGCTTATCACATAGTTGCAATGGCGAATCCATCTTCTGAAATGCTTAAAGAGTATAAGCAAGCTTTAATAAGATTTAAATCAGAAGACGAAGCCGCAGGCGGAACTATGAATATAGATGAAGCAATAGATAAGCTCGCTACTATGAATATAGATGATATTGACGACTTAGATGAATCAAACGAGGATAATATAATTGATTTCCCATTTGATAAAGATAAACTACACTAGTATATCCCCATCCTCAAAGCCACTCTATTATTATACCATAGCTGTGCGAGATGTACACCCCTAAAATACACTTTTTTAATTTTTTTTACAAAAAAAAGTAGTTTACATTTGGTGAAAACTATGGTAGAATTATATTATATGTTGAAGGAGAACTTTCATGGCAAAAAAGAAAAGCATTCATTACGTAAATAACAAGGAGTTCTCTCAGGCTGTAGTTGATTATGTAACTGAAGTTAATAAAGCAAAAGATGCTAATCAAAAATTACCAATTGTTACAGACTATATTGCTGTTTGTTTTCTAAAGATTGCGCAGAATTTATCTCATAAATCTAATTTTATACGTTATACTTATAGAGAAGAAATGGTAATGGATGCTGTAGAAAATTGCTTAAAGGCAATAGAAAACTACAACATCAATGCTGCTACAAGAACCGGTAAACCAAATGCTTTCGCATATTTTACACAAATTATTTGGTATGCTTTTTTAAGACGTATTCAAAAAGAAAAGAAACAACAAGAAATTAAACATAAGTTTATGACACAATCGGGTGCTGAAGCATTTTTATACTTCGGGGATGAAGGAAGCGGCGCTAATGTTGCAAGTCATTTTGTAGATGTCTTAAAAGACCGCATTGAAAAAGTAAAGCATTACGACACAGAATTTAAAGAGTTTGCAAAGAAAGAAAAGATTAAACGTAAAAGTAAAATCGCAGATTCTAACTTAGAGGAATTCTTCGAAGAATGAAAATAGCTATTCTTAATGATACACATTGTGGTATCCGTAATAGCTCTAACATTTTCCTAGACAACGCTGAAAAATTTTATAGTGAAGTATTTTTTCCATACTTACTAGAAAATGGTATTAAGCACATTTTACATCTAGGAGATTATTACGATCATCGTAAGTTTATAAATTTTAGAGCGCTTAATAGAAATCGTCAACATTTTTTAGATAGATTAAGAGAACATAAGATTACTATGGACATCATTCCTGGTAATCACGATACATTTTACAAAAATACAAATGAAGTAAATTCATTAAAAGAGCTTCTTGGTCACTTTATGAATGAAATTCATATTGTAATGAAACCAACTGTTATGACATATGGTAGCATGAAACTAGCATTGTTGCCTTGGATTGCAAATGATAACTATGATGAATCTATTAACTTTGTAAAAACGTGTAAAGCTGATTGGTTAGCTGGTCACTTGGAGTTAACTGGATTTGAGATGATGAGAGGTATAAGAAACACTCATGGTATGGATCCAAAATTATTTTCACGTTTTGAAAATGTGCTAAGTGGTCATTATCATGTTGGATCTAAAGAAGGTAATATTCATTACTTAGGATCTCAAATGGAATTCTTTTGGAGTGATGCACATGATCCTAAAAACTTTCATGTCTTAGATACAGAAACAAGAGAATTAACACCAATCTTAAATCCTAATACATTGTTTCATCGTATTAATTATGATGATAGAGTATTTAAACCAGAAGATTTTGATCTTTCTCTCGTTGATGAAAAATTTGTAAAAATAGTTGTATATAATAAAAGTGATATATTTACATTTGACTCATTTGTTGATAGAATACAAAATAGGCCAATACATGAACTAAAGATAGCTGAAAACTTTAGTGATTTTGTTGGATCCAGTGTTGATGATGAAAACATATCAATAGAAGATACTAGTGTTTTACTTGACAGTTACATTGACGCGGTGGATACACAATTAGATAAAGATATCATTAAGTCTAAAATGAGAAACTTAATGACCGAAGCTCAGGCGCTTGAAATTTTATGATTTTATTTAAAACTCTTAGATGGAAAAACTTTCTGTCGACAGGTAATACTTGGACAGAAATTAATTTAAATGATAGTAAGTCTACATTGATTGTAGGCCAAAATGGTGCTGGCAAGTCTACGTTGTTAGATGCTTTAGCCTTTGCATTATTTGGTAAACCACATAGAAATATTAATAAACCACAACTTATAAACTCAATAAACAATAAAGACTGCTGCGTTGAAGTTTCATTCAATGCTTTAGGATCCGAGTTTAAAATCATTAGAGGTATTAAACCAGGAATATTTGAAATTTGGCAAAATGGAAAACTACTTAATCAGTCTTCTCACGCCAAAGAATACCAGAAGATTCTCGAACAAAACATCTTAAAACTTAATCATAAAAGTTTTCATCAAATTGTTGTGTTAGGCTCTTCTTCCTTCATTCCATTTATGCAATTGCCTTCACAACATAGAAGGGATGTTATCGAGGATCTTCTGGATATTAATATTTTTTCTAAAATGAATCAAATACTAAAAGAACAAACCGGTTTATTAAAAGATACACTTAGTAAAATTGAATATGATTTAGAATTAGCAAAAGAAAAAATAAGTCTGCAAGAAAAATATATTAAAGAAGTGAAGACTCTTAGTAATGATCAGGTGGAATTTAAAGAGAATGAAATATTCCTCGCAGAAGCAGAAGTCGAGGAACTACATTTCATCAATAGTGAAAAGGAATCCGAGATCAATGTTTTATCAAATGGGCTTGATGAAGCACTCAAAAAAAGCCACAACAAAAAACAAGCTCTTTTACAGTACAAAGCTGAATTTAATCAAAAAATCTCAACCCTCGTCAAAGACTCTAAATTTTACGAAGAAAATGATAAATGCCCATCATGTTCCCAAGATATTAGTGAAAGTTTGCGATCAGAGAAACTCTCCTCCTCCAAAGCTAAAGCAGCAGAGATTAAGAAAGCTCTCGACGATGCTGCGGAGCGATCAACTGTTGTGGAACAAGATATTAGCCAGCTCAATGAAACCGCTGCTAAAATACGAGAAATCACCTCATCTATTACTGGTAACAATAAAGAAATCTTACGGTTGCAAGGACAGATTAAAAATCTTACTGATGCCATTTCTAAGATACGCGGGAATGATGGTGATGTAGTAAAATCACAAAAAGAATTAGAAAGATTAAACAACGATTCTAATGATTTCTGGCAATCAAAGTTACAGACTAATGAGTCTTTAAATTACAATATGGCAATGTCAGAAATGCTTAGAGACACTGGCATTAAAACAAAAATCATAAAGCAATACTTACCAGTAATTAATAAACTAGTAAACAAGTATTTACAAATACTTGACTTTTTTGTTTACTTTGATTTAGATGAAAGTTTTCAAGAAACAATTAAATCTAGACATAGAGACTCTTTTTCATATGCTTCGTTTAGTGAAGGTGAGAAACAACGAATAGACTTAGCTTTATTGTTTACTTGGAGAATGGTGGCTAAAATGAAAAACAGTGTTTCAACTAATCTTTTAGTTTTAGATGAAACATTTGATAGCTCATTAGATCATGAAGGTGTAGACAATCTTATGAAAATTTTACATACACTTGATGATGATACTAATGTATTTGTCATATCTCACAAAGGTGAAATATTAGATGGCAAGTTCAATAACAAGTTAGAGTTTGCAAAAGTAAAAAATTTCAGCAAACTTGTAAATAATGGTGTTAAAGATACTAATAATGTGGTATAATAAATCAATTGACTTAAACAGGAGTATATTATGGAACTAAGCGAATCAACTTTAGCTAAGTTGAAAAATTTTGCAGGGATTAATTCTAACCTTGTAATTAAAGAAGGCAATCGAATTTCAACTATTTCCGAAGCTAAGAATATTCTAGCCGTTGCAAGTGTAGATGAAACATTTGATAAGACCTTTGGCATTTACGATTTAAATGAATTCCTTGGTGTTTTAGGTTTAGTTGACACACCTCGTATTCAACTAAAAGATGACCATGCTGTTATTGGAGACTCAAGCGGCAGATCAAAAATTCGTTATTATTTCTCTGATGTGGAAATGCTAACTACACCAACAAAGACAGCATCAATGCCTTCAGTAGATGTTAAATTCCATTTAGATAATGATACGTTAAATCGTATTAAACGTGCTGCTGCAGCACTTGGCCACACTGAACTTACTGCTACCCCAGGTGGAGATGGTGTTGTATCTCTTACTGTACAAAGTAGTGATAATTCAACAGCAAATACTTTTAGTATTGACGTAGTAGGTGAATCAAACACAGATAAATATAATCTCATATTTAATATTGCAAACTTAAAAATGATGTCTGGTAATTATGATGTTGAAGTTTCATCTAAACTAATTTCGCAATTTACTAATACTGAAAACAACTTAACCTACTGGATTGCAGTAGAAAAAAATTCTAATTATGGAGAATAAGAATGGATCATAAAAAAGCTTACGAACAAATGAATAATATTTGTCGTTCAACAATTGCAGTTATTGATACAGTAACACAACGTGGTGGCTTTCGCGGCGAAGAACTTTCTACAATTGGCCAATTACGTGATCAATGTACACAAGGTATTTCAATCGTAGAAGCATTTAAACAAGAAAATGAAGAAGAATAATACGAAACAATATAATTCTTATATCGATAATAGCGTTGGCCCTTGGTCTTTACCAGCCAGCGTTATTAATCAAAATGACGCGGTTGGATTCCATATTATAAAAACTGAATGGGAAGGTCGTCAGAAAAAAGCTATATTTGAACATGTTACCAAATTTGATATAGCACTTCAAGCTGGAGGTTGGCTTGGAGTTTTACCTCGTTTATTGTCAGATTATTTTGAAACAGTTTATACGTTTGAACCTGACTTTGAATCTTTTAAGCATTTAATTGCAAATACTGCGTCGTGTGATAACGTAATTCCCTTTAATGCAGCATTGAGTACAATTCCTGGACAGTTGGCCTTTGAACGTACAGAAGAGCTAGGCCAAAGCCGTGTTGCTTCAGACGATGCTTGGCCAGATGCAAAAGTAACAGATGTTTTATCTGTACAGGCACTAAACATTGATTGTTTAAATTTACCTGGATTAGATTTTCTAATGATTGATACTGAAGGTCATTTACCTGAAATCTTAGTTGGTGCTAAAGATACAATACAGGAATATCATCCAGTTATTATTGCTGAAACACATTGGAAAAATAGTATTAAAGATTTTGAAATAAGCTATTTACAATCTTTGGGGTATAATGTTATAATAGATCTTACGGACTACACGCCTCAATGGAAAAATGCAGCCCGAGGTGATTATCTTTTTAAAATGGAGTGATATATGAATAATGATTTTTTATGGGTAGAAAAATATCGCCCTCAATATGTGAAAGACACCATTTTACCTGAACAACTTAAACAAGTATTTCAAAAGATTGTAGATTCTGGTGAAGTTCCTAATATGCTTTTCACTGGATCTGCTGGTCTTGGTAAAACAACTGTTGCTAAAGCAATATGTAATGAACTAGATTTAGATTACATTCTAGTTAACGGATCTGAAGAAGGCAACATTGAAACTCTTCGTACGAAGATAAAACAATTTGCTTCTTCAGTGTCTTTATCCGGAGGATATAAAGTAGTCATCCTTGATGAGGCTGATTATCTTAATCCACAATCTACGCAACCTGCATTGCGTGGATTCATTGAAGAATTTGCAAACAATTGTAGATTCATTTTAACTTGCAATTTTAAGAATCGTATTATAGATCCTTTACATTCTCGTTGTTCAGTGTATGAATTCAATACAGATCGTAAAACATTAGCTGGACTTTCTACGCAAATGTTACAAAGACTAGAGGATGTTCTTAAACAAGAAAAAGTTGAATATGAACGTAATACATTAGCTCAAGTTATTTTAAAACATGGTCCTGATTGGAGACGTGTTCTTAATGAGTGTCAACGATATGCAATTAGTGGCAAAATCGACGCAGGAATACTTGTCAATTTATCTGACACATCATATCAAAACTTGTTTACTTATCTTAAAAATAAAGATTTTAAAAAGATGAGACAATGGGTTACTAATAATATTGATACTGATGCATCAAGTATTTTCCGTGGAATATATGATAGAATGCAAGATAAAGTTAGACCACAATCAATACCTCAACTTGTATTAATCTTAGCTGACTATCAATATAAAAATGCTTTTGTTGCAGATCATGAATTAAACGTTGTAGCGTGTATGACTGAAATCATGGCAAATGTGGAGATGCAATAATGGTAGCATATGATGGTTTAAATAATGCGTGTGTATTTGATTTTGAAACACTATCACAGGAACAAACTAATGGTGTAGTTGTTTCAATGGCAATGTTAAATTTTGCTGAGTCAAGATTTACTAGTGACACTATGGCTTATACATTTAGTGAATTAGTTGAAAACACTCATATGATTAAATTTGATGTTCAAGATCAAGTTAAAAGTTATAAGCGAAACATAAACAAAGATACATTAAATTGGTGGATGGAACAGGGAGACTTAGCAAAAGAACAATTAAAACCTTCTTCTGATGATAAATCTATTTCAGAACTATATAGTTTTTTCGTTTTAAACAAATCAGCTAATGTTAAAAAAGTTTATACAAGAGGAAACACTTTTGATCCTATCTTTCTTGAATATATAATGAGACAGACCGGTAATCCTATGCCCTATGATTGGTGGGAAGTTAGAGATACTCGCTCTACAATTGAAGGTTTAAGTTGGGGATCAACTTTAAAAAATAGTTTTGTTCCAGAAGGTTGCCAAGAATCCTTTATTGCTCATGATCCAAAGCATGACGTTGCTATGGATGTTATGAGATTACAAACTTTGGTACAGGCGATTCAATGATAGTAGCAGCAGGTTGTGGTTATACTGCATCAGATTCACAACCAGACTTAGACGTTTCTTGGCTAAAGTGGCCAGAAATAATAGCAGAAAAATTAGACAAGCCTCTTTATAATTTTGCGAAGTGTGGTTATGGAAATGATTATATTTTAGATAAATCACTTCCGTTTATATCTCGTAATTATAAAGAAATTGATTTAGTTGTAGTTGGGTGGACTGATGCTACTCGTCTACATTTTTATTATAGACATCATTTTAATCCTATCCGTTGGTTAGATGGTAAAGATGGTGATGACTATTCGCCAGTTTATAATTTTTTAGGTGATTATCCTTACTCAGTTGCTCAAGCTTTAATATCAAAAACAGATCCAGAGATTATAGCAGAAAAGTATTATGAAGAAATTGAAACTCTTACTGATATATGTGAAGCACTAAATATAAAATACATATTTTCTCAAATGCTTCCACCTATTGATCACAATTATATACCTTTTAAATTTCCCCATAGGAACCTCAAAACTAAAGGATGGCTAAGACATCCAATATATGACAAGCCTATGTCTGAAGTATTACTAAGAGATAAAGAAAAGTATTTAGTTTCAGATGGAGATGGATTACACCCAAATAAAGCTGGACATGAATATATAGCTAATATGTATTTAAAAAAATATAACAGACTTTATGGATAATATATTATGAATCATTTTGATTATTTAAATTCTATAAACTCAACCAAAAAAGATATTATGGTTGATGATATAGCAGAAAAAAATTATAACCCCTTTATGGTCAACCGCGGCTTATCTTACTTTAATGATACTGTTATTCTTGCGAATGAAATGAATAAGTGTCATGGCATAGATAAAAAGCTACAATATCATTTTCTTATAAATATGGTTAGAAAAAGGAAACGCTTTAGTAAATGGTTTAAAGCGGAATCTTTAAGTGATATTGAAGTGGTTAAAGTGTACTATGGTTATAGTAATGAAAAAGCAAGAATAGCTTTAACCCTTCTGTCGCCTGAACAAATAACTATACTAAAGCAGAAGGTGAATAAAGGTGGAAGAAGAAAATAATTTAATAGAATGGTCTCCAGATCTTATGTTAGAAGTAACAATAGATGAGCCAGATGATTTCTTAAAAATCAAAGAAACGCTAACAAGAATTGGTGTTGCATCTAGAAAAGACAAAAAGCTCTATCAATCATGTCATATATTACATAAACAAGGACGATATTTTATTGTCCACTTTAAAGAATTGTTTTTGCTTGATGGAAAAAAATCTAACTTAGAAGAAACCGATATCGCTCGTAGAAATACAATTACGACTTTATTAAGCGATTGGGGTTTACTTTCTTTAGAAAAGAAAGAAGTACTAGAATGTGCACCACTAAGAACTATAAAAATTATATCGTTTAAAGAAAAACATAATTGGGAACTTTGTCCGAAGTATAATATTGGAAGAAAGTAAGTGCACTGTTTAATAGTAGTTGATGCATGGAAACAACTTAAAGATTATGATTTAGAAAAATATCCTTGGTTGAGTGATGAAACTACTTCTTTTGGAAAATACTTAAATACACAATTAAAACATATTGATTGCGACATATTTAAGTATACTAAATACGATGAAGAACTTATGGATGAGATAACGGTTGGCAAACAAGTAAATGAAATCCCTGAAGGTTATGACTATTATTACTTTTGTGGATTTCATTTAGGAAGATGTATTCCAAAATTAACTCAAAACATAGAAAATTCTGGATGTGTTTTAAACTTAAGTCTTTTATTTCCTGAAGATTCTTTTGAATCAAAAAAACAAATGGACAAATATTTTTATTATAGCTATGCTAAAGGATTCGAACATATTAGTTTTGTGGAATGATCACAAATCATCTTTATATGATTCAAAAACAAAGAACCAAATTGATTACGAAATAAGAGAACAGTTTCGTTATAAAAACTGGTCTATACAATATAAATCAGTTGAGGATGATTTAGACTTAAATGATGAAAATATAATTTTAATACCATGGGTAGTAATTCATGAACTTGAAAATATTACTCTGTGGTTAGAAAAACATTTTACTCGATCATTAATGCAATTCATTTTTTCTCGCTATATTGAGGTTGGTGTTATTTGGTGTTTAGAAGTTATTCCAGAAAATAGTTCTATAGTTAATGATATAATAAATTTTTTTAGAAAACATAATATTGATCATCACTTAAGTTTTTATGATAATCGTTATTCACTAGAAGGCGTAGAGCCACATATAAAAAAATATTTTAAATTACCTAAAACTAAAAATAGAATGCTGCCAAGATATAATTGGAATCATGATTATTATCTCAAAAGAACATTTAAAGATAGACATCCTGATTTTGCAAAAAAAATATGTTATGTTATAGGAAAAGCAAGTTCTAACGAATTTAGAATTTTATCTGCGCTTGAGGCATCTCGTAGAAATATCTTAAACCATGAAGAAACTTTCTTTACATTATGTGCAAATCAACCTGATACACCAATAGAAAATTATTTAGAAGATGTAAGAATAAAATTAAATAGTTTTATAAAAGAAACACCAGAACAATATAGAAGCTATTATTATGAAGTTTTAAATGATAATTCATTATTTGAAGAAGTGTTTAAAATTAGACAAGTAGATAAAGATGGAAATGCTGTTAATGTAAATAGAGCTAATATTGATCAGTATGCCTCTTTTCCACAAACCGATTTAGCTTTATTAAATGTTTCTATAGAAACCAGACCATACGAAAATTCATTAACAGAAAAAACATTAAAGCATTTAAAGCATGGTAAACCTTTCTTAGTATTTTCAAAAAAGGGAACAATGAAGTATCTTCAAGATGAAGGATATAAACTATATGATTGGATAGATTATTCTTACGATAATATAGAATGCCAATATAAAAGATTTTATAAATTCTTCGACGAAGTTGAAAGACTACTTTACATGCCAGATATTGATGCAACATTTGGTTATGATAAAAATACGTTATTAGTTAATGAACACAATAAAATGATATACCAACAAAAAATAGTAAAGATGATAAACAATCCTGAAACTTTTTGGTAAAAAAATGACTACCGGCTATTTAAATTTGATATAGCTATAACTATATAAATAATATCGGAGCGCGGATGATCCGGCTCCATTATAATCTTGCTTGATCAAAAGGAGATAACAATGACAGGCTTAACAACACTATTTCCCCGTTCATCTTTTGTAGGTTTCGACCATCTGTTTAACGAGTTAGAATACACCGCTAAACATTCAAACGATCATTATCCACCTCATAATATTATTAAAACATCTGAGTCGGATTATCTGATTGAATTAGCTGTGGCTGGTTTCAGTCAAGATGAACTAACTGTTGAAGTTAAGGATCGTACCTTGACTGTAACAGGTGAGCATGTTTCTAAGGGTCGTGACTTTATTCATCGTGGTATTTCTACTAAGAAGTTTAAAAGAACGTTCCGGCTGTCTGAGCACGTAAATGTGCACGGAGCAGATATTCAAGATGGTATACTTGCAATCGAACTGAAGTATGTCATCCCAGAAGAAATGCGTCCTCGTAAAATTTCAATTGGAAAAAACGAGGGTCAAAATGACACAACACATACTAGCACTAAACAGTTACTTACTGAGACCGATTGAAGGTCTATTAGATTTGATAAAAACTTTAACCGCTTCTTTGAAACGTCGAAAAATATACAATGCTACGGTTAAGGAACTCAGTAGATTAACAGACGCAGAATTGAATGACATTGGTCTAAATAGAGGTGATATTAGATCTGTCGCCCGCGCTGATGTAGACATGAATCCTAATCTAAGGGGATGGGTATAATGTCCTATGTTGAGAGCATTACTATTGGTAGTCATTCTATTATCTCCAGAATCTGGCAGGGGATTCAAAATACCTGCGAGATTATTGGATACAGCCGCGCTGCATCACATTTAGCTTCACTTGGTTATCATGAAGAAGCTAAAAATTGTATGATGGAAATTGCAAGGCTTAAGAAAAGCTGAAAGAAAAATCACAGCAGAGGGGCTGTAATGGCCCCTCAGGTCTAACACACAAACACACATAGGAGACACACATGTCAAATCCATTCCAAATTCGCTATGACGTATTGAACATGGCAAAAGATATGCTTGACAAAGCATACGAAAATCAGATTAACCTAGCACATCAGATGATGGACATGCATAAGGAAAATGCTGATCAGATGAGGGAAGCATATGAAAAGTATATTCCCAAAGCAATTACTCCAGAAGAAATTAAAGCGCAAGCTGAAAAATTGTATGAGTTCGTTTCAGAAAAGAAATAACTTAAGAGGATGACTATGAAAAAAAAATGCAAATTAATTGCATTTAATGGTGTACAATCAGTTTAAACTATGGTAGTATAGTTATATCAAATGGAGAAAATGATATGACACAGTTTAACAAATCACAATTTACTTACCACGGCGGATATCTTGAGTACACTGGTACTTATGAAGGTCAACCCACATGGGATGAAGTTGCTCCAAATTGTCATCCAACTCGGGTTGGCCAACCTAAAGAATTGTTCATTGCACGATTCAAATATAATGGACCATTTACAAAAGCAAAGTTTGTTAAAGAACTTATTAAAAATTTTACTGTTGAAGAATACGTTGAAGCACGAAACAACAAAGGTTTAGACAGTTCTCCTTTGAATATACTAAAAAACAAAAACCCAGCATGGTATGAAAAAACAATTATGGACTGGAGGTCAAAGGCCTTAGCCTAAAAACGTTAAGTAGTTGTTTTTAAACGAAACAAAAATTCAATAAAATGCATTTAAGGGGTTTACAAACCCCTTTTTTTAGTATAGACTATATTAGTTAAAAGGAGAAAACAACATGACTTACATTCTTATATCGGATATCGCCTACACTTCAACTAAATCAGAAATCAATAAATTCGCAAAAGAACATAATTGTGTACTTTCACTATTCCAACAAAACGGACCTGCCGGTGGAAATCATTTATGTCATTTCACATCTAACAACTTAGATTATATCCAAGAATTATGTGATCAATTACAACTACCCCATACAAAAATAATAACATCATCATAAAAAAAGGGGTTTACAAACCCCTAAAAATATGGTAGAATATAAATCTAACTGGAGGTATTCTATTGTCATTCTATACGTCTGTGAATCGTTATGGCAACACAATCATGTATCGTGGATATAATGATAGTGGCGCACCTATTTCATATAAAGAAAAATTTAAACCAACTCTTTATACACGGTCTCAAACTCCTACTAAGTTTGTTTCCTTTGATGGTGGACATGTAAAGCCTAGATCGTGTGATAGCATGAAAGAAGCTAAAGAATGGTTGGCGTTTCATGGTGAAATGGATGGCTTTAAAGCTTATGGTACTACGAACTATATTCATCAATTCATTACAGATAAGTTTCCATCAGACATTAAATTTAACACTAATCATATTAATATAGTGAACTTTGATATTGAGGTAGCTTCAGATGATGGATTCCCTGTTCCAGAAGCAGCAGCTCATCCTATTACAGCAATTACTTTAAAATCTAGTAAATCATCTATATTTCAAGTTTGGGGTTTAGATAATTATGATCCTTCTAAAACTGAACTGGATCTAGATGGAAGTCTTATTCAATATCACCATTGCAATTCTGAAGAAGAATTACTTGTTAAGTTCATAAATTATTGGACTAAAAATTATCCTGATGTAATCACGGGTTGGAACTGTCGTTTCTTTGACGTTCCTTATATTGTAAATCGTATTCATAATCTTGGTACACAAGAAGCAGTAAACAAACTTTCTCCTTGGGGACTGGTTAATGATCGTCCAGTATATCGAGCCAATCGCCAGCTTCCAGCTTATGAAATTGTTGGAATACAACAAGCTGATTATTTAGAATTATTTACTAAATTTGGATATTCATATGGCCCTCAGGAATCATACAAATTAGATCATATCGGTTATGTTGTAGTTGGTGAACGTAAATTATCTTATGAAGAACACGGTAATTTATATACATTGTATAAAAAAGACCATCAAAAATTCATTGACTATAATATCAAAGATGTTCAATTAGTTGATCGCATTGATGCTAAAATGGGTTTGATTGATTTAGCTTTAACTATGGCATATAAAGGTGGTGTAAATCTAAGTGATACATTTGGAACAACTAACATATGGGAATCGATCATTTATCGTAGATTGCTTAGTAAAAATGTTATTACTCCGCTTAAACAAATAGATCAAATTCGTTGGTATCAAATTGCTGGAGCAACAGAAACATCGAAGACTAATCCTGGTTCTGAAGCAAGAAAGAAAGGGAAGTCTCATTCCATTGCTGGAGGCTTTGTAAAGGATCCACAGGTCGGCGGACATGATTGGGTGGTTTCCTTTGACTTAAATTCCCTGTATCCTAATATTATTGTTGAATATAATATTTCTCCAGAAACAATGATCAGAGATCCACGCATTTGTTTTGCTCAAGGTCCAGACAATTATATGAAAGATGATAACAAAGTTAATGATACTTATTCTATTGCTGCTTCTGGTGTAGCATTTAGTAAAGAAAGACAAGGCATAATTCCAGAATTGATTGTAGACTATTATGCTGAAAGATCATTAATTAAAAAACGAATGTTGGCCGCTAAGTCTGAATACGAAAAGTCAAAGAATTCTAAATTGGAATCTGAAATCAATCAACTTGAAAATAATCAGATGGCAATTAAAATTCTTTTGAATTCTCTTTATGGCGCTCTAGCAAATCAATACTTCAAATATTTCGATAATGCTTTAGCTGAATCTGTAACACTTACAGGACAGCTTTGTATTAAGCGTGCAGAAAAAGCAGTTAATAATGAAATGACCAAACTGCTAAAAACTAACAAAGATTATGTTATTGCAATTGATACTGATTCTGTTTATATTAACATGGGTCCTTTAGTTGAAAAATTGCAATTAAAGAATCCAGTACAAGATTTAGATAAACTTTGCAGTAAACATTTTGAGCCAATCATCGCGGCTGAATATTCTAAACTGTTTAATAAAATGAATGCCTTCACGCCTCGTATGGAAATGGGTAGAGAAGTTATTGCTGATCGTGGCATATGGACTGCAAAGAAACGATACATATTAAATGTACATAACAATGAAGGTGTACAATACGCTGAACCAAAACTTAAGATTATGGGTATTGAAGCTATTAAATCATCAACGCCAGCCGTTGTACGTGATAAATTTAAAGAAGTATTTAAAATCATTGTTACTGGTGATGAACAAAAAACTCGCAAATTCATAGATGATTTTAGATCTACTTTTAAATCTTTGCCCGCTGAACATGTTTCTTTTCCTCGTGGCGTAAGTGCAATAGACAAATGGAAAGATCGTAAAGCAATCTACGGTAGAGGCACTCCTATTCATGTAAGAGGTTCTTTACTATATAATCATTATCTTCGCGATCATGCGCTTGATAAAAAATATAGTGAAATTAAAAGTGGTGAAAAGATTAAATACTCTTATTTAAAATTACCTAATCCAATACGTGAAAATGTAGTTTCATTTCCAGACTATTTGCCGCCAGAATTTAATCTTCATAAATACATTGACTATGACTTACAATTTGAAAAAGCATTTATTGAACCAATTTTGCCAATTCTAAATGCAGTAGGTTGGTCTTTAAAAGACGAAGCAACCCTGGAGGACTTTTTCGTATGAATTATATTTTTGATGTCGACGGCACGTTAACTCTCAGCCGTCAAGAAATAGATACTGAGTTTAAAGAATTCTTTTTAAATTTTATTAAAAAGCATAATTGTTATTTAGTTACAGGTAGTGACTATGCAAAAACACTTGATCAACTAGGAAAAGAAATTTGTGAAAGTGTAACAGCATCTTTTAATTGCGCAGGAAATAGCGTGTGGCAAAAGGGTAAACAAACGTGGGCTAATGAGTGGAAGCTTCCTTCTGATGCAAGAGAATGGTTAGAAGGAATGCTAGATGAGTCAGGCTTTTATCGTAAAACTGGTAAACATATTGAAGAACGTCCTGGTATGGTTAATTTTAGTATCGTTGGTCGTAATTGCAACCTTGAAGAAAGAGCAATGTATAGAGAATGGGATGAACAAAAAAATGAACGTAGCTTTATAGCTGCTGTGTTTGAAGATACGTTTGGTCTTTCTGCACAAGTAGCTGGAGAAACAGGAATTGACATCGTCCCGCCTGGCGCAGATAAAAGTCAAGTAGTAGAATGGATTGAAAAACCAATTGTTTTCTTTGGTGATAAAATGCAATTAGGTGGAAATGACTTTCCACTAGTAAAAGCTCTTGAACAATATAACAAATGTAGTTCTATTCAAGTTAAAGATTGGAAAGACACACAGAGAATGCTATGGGCATTAGAAAATTCTATTGTACACGAACATGTAGGTGTGGTATAATATATCATGCGTTTCAAGAATGTTGTGGTGATTGTCGATGCATGGCAAACTTGGCCTGATAAAGACACTATAAGTCATGCACTTATTACAACAGAAGCACGTACATTTGGTAATTACATAAATACAATGTTACCTTATATAAGAAATGTTAGTGAAGTATTTCATTACACTGGTTATCCAGAATATAAAAAATATGGATTAATGGAATCTATAGACAGAAAAAATGATAAAGTGATACACAAATTAAGTGATGTAATTGACGATGATAGATATATCCATCACTGGACAAATAACGTAAATAGAATTTATGTATGTGGATTTCATTATGATATTTGTGTAAATAATGTATTAGAAAAATACGAGAAAAAATGGGACATTCCAAAAGAAAAATTAGGAGTACTTTTAAACATGACAATTCCACATCCATGTGGCACATATAAATTTAGTCAACCTGACTATGATCATTATATGTTTACGATTAGAGGATCATTTGAAAAAATTAAGGAGTTTAAATTATGAGTGACTGGGTAAATGACATCTATATGATGCATAATAAATTTGGAGTACGCGAGTGGTTCGAAAAAAATAAAGATGATAAAGATCTCATGCGAAAATATATTATGTTTCGTATGCTAATGATTGGTGAAGAATATCAAGAAACATTGTCTGCTATTAATAATTCTGACGCTGAGGAAGTAGTTGATGGCCTTATTGATATGTGTGTATTTGCTATCGGTACTCTTGATGTTATGGGAGTAGATGCTAATGAAGCATGGGATAGAGTCTATAACGCTAATATGGCGAAAGAACCTGGTGTAAAACCTGGTCGTCCTAATCGTTTTGGTCTACCTGATTTATTAAAACCAAGCGGATGGCAAGGCCCCACGCATGAGGGAAATGTTGGTGATATACCAAGCATTGTCAACTAATGACTGAAGGTCCTTTTAAGAGTGCATTTGATTCTGACACTGAAAGTGTGATCAGACGTGAAATTATTACTTATCGTATGCGAAATGGCATTATGATAAAGGAAGAAGCAAGTCGTGATTATTACAAATCAGGTGACTATCATGATACATGTAGCACTAAGCCTTTGGTTCACCAGTGATACGGTGGTATAATGGAAACAACCTTAACTATATTCAAATCAATATTTGATAATAAGACTCATCGTAAGATGGAGTTTTCAACCTTTATGGAATTTGAAAACTTTCTTTATAAATTGTCAAAGACTAAATATAGTAATAAAAAACAAGCATCACTCATTTCACCTGCTACATATGTATTAGACTCAACACGTGCTAATAAGAATGTAGTTGATTGGGGTGGATGGTGCGCAATTGACGTAGATGATCATCAATTTAATGGCGATCTAAAAGAGGAGCTAATAAAAAAATATGGTGAGTATCATTTTATCTGCTATTCTACTGCTAGCTCTAGAGAAAACTTTCCAAAGTTTCGTATGGTCTTCCCAATTACGCAAAGAGTTGCAGCAAATAACCTTCCACATTTCTGGTTCGCACTCAACCACGAGTTTGGATCCATTGGTGATAAACAAACTAAAGATTTATCACGAATGTATTATATCCCTGGTACGTACGCTGGCAGTTTCAACTTTATCTTTACTAATCCTGGCGTATATATTGATCCACTAAAACTTATGCAAAAACACGCTTATGTTGAAAAGAAATCAAATTCCTCTTTCTTAGATCGTATGCCAGAAGAATTACAAAAACAAGTAATAGAATATAAAAAATCTAAATTAACAAATACAGACGTCACTTGGACTGGATATAGAGATTGCCCATTCTTTCCTCGTAGATTAGAGTCAGAATATAAAACAATAAGTAACACTGGTTGGTATCATAAGATGTATCAAATCTTGGTTGCTTTAGCAGGAAATGCTTTGAAAAATCAATATCCAATAACTGCACACCAGATGGCAGATTTATGTAGAGAACTAGATATTGAAACTGGAAACTGGTATGGAAATCGTCCGTTAGAAGTAGAAGCCGATAGAGCATTGGAGTACGCTTATAGAAATGTCTAAAATTGTATTAGTCACAGGTGGATTTGATCCTATACACTCTGGCCATATTTCTTACTTAACTCAAGCTAAAGCATTAGGTAATAGATTAGTAGTCGGATTAAATTCTGATGAATGGTTATCAAGAAAAAAAGGGAAAGCCTTTTTACCATATAAAGAAAGAGTAGCTATTGTTGAAGCACTTAAAGTTGTTGATTGGATTGTTGAGTTCGATGATAGTGATGATAGTGCTATTAACGCTATTGACAAGATTCTTTCTGACACTATGGACACTGTTGTATTCGCTAATGGGGGAGACAGAAATAATGAAAATACTCCTGAGTTTTTAAAATATAAAAATCATCCTGACGTAGAATTTGTTTTTGGTGTTGGTGGTGATAAAACAAATTCTTCTAGTTGGATATTAGATGAATGGAAAACACAAAAGACTGAACGTGACTGGGGTTATTGGCGAGTACTTGACGATAAACAGCCAAGAGTTGGACAAAAAGTAAAAGAGCTTGTTATTAAACCTGGCTGTAGTTTAAGTGATCAACGTCACAAGTATAGGAGTGAACATTGGTATGTACTAGAAGGTGAAATACAAATTGACTTAGAATTTCCTAATGGGGATTGGCAAATGCAAATCCTACAAGCACATACAAATTTTTTAATAAGACCTGAATGGTGGCACAAGACTACTAACATAGGAGATACTCCAGCACACATAGTAGAAATACAATACGGCGAACAGTGTGTGGAAGATGATATAGAGAGAAGATGATAAAAGCAGAAAAAGAAATAATATGGCATTTGACTTGTACTAGTTGTTCTAACTGGTTCACATATGCGACAATGGAAGATAAACTTTGTATCGAAAGATTTCAATTTTATTGTCCGCATTGTGGTAAAAAAGAATCTGTTGAAAAAAAACGTAAGTAGTTGATTTTTAACAAAACAAAGTTGTGTACAATTGAGAAGAACTATGGTAGTATATAATTAAGATTAAATTACATACTACTATTGAAACTCTTAAAGGTGGACCAATGTGTAAAAGTAAAGAAAATCACTACGAAATATACTCTGCAATCTTAAAAGTAGCTAAACAACTTGAACCATTATATGGTACTGGTGAAGAAGTTGACGGTGTAATTACTTTCTCACTAGGAAATGGGCTCTTCGGTGCACCTAATATTTTTAATGGAATGTGTACGCCATCGTGCCAATACAGTCAAAAACCTGGACCAGGTAGAGACACAACATGGGAACATATATGGGGTCGTAAAAATTCATCAATCAAAATCATAGAACAAATTCGTAAAGGCAAAAGCGATAAATTTTTAATTAATCTTATTAAGTCTCGTTGTAGAGTAGCTGTTACTTTGAAGATAGAAAATCAAGCTCTGAAACCATATCAGAATGATGAAGAATTGTCAAAGAAACATCCTCGACAAGCATACAAAGCAGCGGGACTTACTTGGGTTAATTGGGTTGGAAACAAGGTTTACATTATTGAAGGAATAACTTATAATACTCGTGAGGCAATATTAAATGATTATGATATCACGCCTGAACAGCTGTCATATCGTTTAAGTAAAGCCGCAACAAAATGGAAGGACTGGACAATTGAAAGAATCACTTAAAGTTTTAAAACGCGCTGCAGATATTCAAGCTAAAAAAGGTAATGACTATCAAAATCCTAATTCACGCGTACGCCAAGCTATGTATTATCCACGTGGTTGCGCAACTATTCTTGATACAATGCAAGCTAAAGTATTACGTATGCAATCTGTTCTTGAAGCTATGGAACAATCAAAAGATTATGATCCTAACTTTGAATCACTCGAAGATTCGTGCATAGATATAATTAACTATGCTTCATTCTTTGTAGCGTATATGAATAATGGCATTGATGGTCAGAATCCTGAGCATGATTTTTTAAATAGACCTAAAGGGAAAATAAATGAATCAGAAAACGTGGAAAGCTGATATTGGCGAAGACTCAAATGGAGAATTAGTAGTCAATTTACCAGTAGAAATTCTTAACCAAATGGGTTGGGATGCTGGTACTGAATTAATTTGGGAAGAACATAACGACGGAACATGGAGTTTTAAAGAAAATGCGGATCCTGATAATGGGACTGCCGGGAGCAGGGAAAACACACCTAGCTAAACGGCTACAAATTCATTTAAATAGTGCTTGGTATAATGCTGATAAGATTAGAGAGCAAGCTAATGATTGGGACTTTAGTCCATCTGGTAGAAATAGACAAGCTGAAAGAATGAATACTCTCGCGACGTTTGAAGGAGTTCGAGGTCGTACTGTTATTTGTGATTTTGTTTGTCCTACTGGAGAAACGCGTAAACAATTTCTAGCTGATATTACAATATGGATGGACACGATAGAAGAAGGTCGATTTGATAATACTAATAAAATATTTGAAAGACCTGCAGAAGTTAATTATCATGTAAAATCTTTTATGTCTGATGAAGAAATAATTAACTTTGCAAAAGTATTAAGAGAGGATTTTCCAAGTGTTTGAACATCAGGAACCAACAACACAAATGCTAGGTCGATGGCAGCCTTGGCATCCTGGGCATACAGAATTGTTTAAAAGAGCTTTAAAAGAAACTGGTCAAGTTGTTATCATGATTCGTGATGTTGGTGGAATTGTTGGATCAGATGTTGGTGGCGGAAGAACTGAATCACAGGATGATAATCCATTTGAATATAGTGATGTTGTAAAAAACATTCAAGTAGCTTTACATAAAGAAGGATTTAAATATAACGACAAATATATTATTATGAAAGTTCCTAATATAGTAGACATTAGTTATGGAAGAGGTGTAGGATATACATTCTCTGAGCATGATTTAGGAAAAGACATACATAGTATTAGCGCTACAAAAATTAGAGCTAAGATGCGTAAGGATGGTGATCTGTGAAAAATTTTATTGGTATATATGACAACTCTATTGATGATGATTTAGTTAATGACTATTTAAATTATTGGGATAATAATCAAGTTTTTATTAAAAATGGTATGGTCGGACACAATGGAGATATTGTTGTAAAAACCGATGTAAAAGATTCACGAGATATTACGTCTAATAATCTTCCTGCTGAATTAATCATGAGGTATCAAACCTCATTACAAAAAGCTTTAAACGAGTATTTAGAAGAATACAAGGAAGCTAATCATGTTTCTAAGTTTAAAATTGTACAAGAATATAATTTTCAATGTTATCCTCCAGGTGGAGGTTTTAAGACTTGGCACCATGAATTAGCTGCGCATAGAACAGATGGCACTCGTCATTTAGTTTTTATGACATATCTGAATACTATTAAAGATGGTGGTACTGAATTTTTATATCAAAATTTAAAAGTTGATGCGGTTAAAGGCAGAACAGTCATATGGCCTCCCGGCTTTACGCATACTCATAGAGGTGTGATATGTCAAGAACCTAAAGCAATTTTAACAGGATGGTGGAGCTTAGTACCACAATGAGAATTATCGCTGGACCGTGTCAACATGAAACCTTTGAGCAAAGTTTAGAAATTGCTTTACATTGTAAAGACGTTTGTGACAAATACGAAGCCGAATATTATTTTAAAGCTAGTTTTGATAAAGCAAACCGAACTCATGTTAGTGGAATTCGTGGCAGAGGATTGAACGCTACTTTAGCATCATTCTTAAATATGAAAGAAGAAATACCTCAGTTAAGGACTCTTACTGATGTACACTCTGTAGAAGATATATGGGAACTTGTAGACCACTTTAATGATGCAGTAGATGTTCTACAAATACCCGCATTTCTTTGTCGCCAGACAGACATAATTGAAGCTGCTTGCGAAACAGATAAAATTGTAAATATAAAGAAAGGCCAATTTTTAGCTCCTTGGGATGTTACAGGAATTTTAAGTAAAACACAAAATGCTAAAGAAATTTGGATAACCGAAAGAGGTACTAGCTTTGGATATAACAATCTTGTTGTTGACTTCACTGGGGTTGACTATATGCTTAACAATTATGACTGTGACGTTGTTCTTGATGTTACTCACTCTGTCCAAAAACCCAGCGGAATTGGACATTGTTCGGGCGGTGCTCCTATTCACGTGCCTGGGTTGGCTCGTTGTGGGGCTGCTTTGGGGGTCACTTCCTTCTTTATCGAAGTCCACCCTATGCCTGAAAACGCACCCAGTGATTCGGAAAGTATGCTTAGATTAGATGAATTTGAAAGGGTTGTAGATGAAATCCACCGCTATTCTTATACCCGCTAGATACGGAAGCACACGTTTTGCTGGTAAGCCACTAACACTTTTAGATGGGGTGCCTATGGTTAAACGGGTGTATGATAAGTGCGTAGCGACTGGTTATGACACATATGTCCTTACAGATGATATGTCTATTGCAAAACTATTTAATGATAATACTTGTAGAGTAGATACTACTGATTATCAAAATGGAACTGAAAGATGTGCAGGTGCAGTAAATCTAATTCGTGAGTATGATCAATATATCAATGTTCAAGGTGACATGCCAGATGTGACGCAAGAGATGATTGAAAAGACTGTGTGGCATTTAAAAAATTATTCTGTTACTACTATGTGTGCTATGATGCCAGAAGAACAGCAGAATGATCCCAACACAGTTAAGTTAGTGAGAGCAGCTGATAAATGTTTGTGGTTTGGTAGAGGCATAACAGGATATGGAGATTGGCATTTAGGTATCTATGGATACAAGCGAAATGCCCTAGAAATGTATCCAGATTTGACAGGCACTCGCGAAGAACGAATAGAAGGATTAGAACAATTACGTTGGCTAAAAAATGGCTGGGATATAGGTGTATTTCCTTGCGAATTTAATGGAATTGAGATTAATGCACCAGAAGATGCTGAAAAATGGAATATGAAAAAGGAGATATAAGATGGCTAAACTGTATGATTTAGAGCAAATGATAATGGACTGCTGGCATGTCTGTGATGACCTAAAGGTAGTGTTCAAACAGATAGGTGATGGTGAGCGTGACCCTACACAAGATGAACTGATGAACGCCCTGATGGGTATGCAACAGGTATATCAGTGGAAATTTGAGCAACTGTTTTTTATGTATGAGCAGGTAATAAAATCACAGCGAGGAGAATTGGAATGAAAGCTGGTAAGGTATGGGGCACAACGGAACTTATTGAAGCCAATGGTGCTTTAGAGTTTCATCGTATTGAAATGGAAGAAGGTGGTGTCTGTTCTAAACACTTACATAGATATAAGTGGAATGGATTTTATGTAGAGTCAGGCAAAATGCTTATTCGCACATGGCAACGTGACTATGATTTATGTGATGTTACAATTCTTAATGAAGGTGATTATCATAAAGTTAAACCCGGCCTTTATCATCAATTTGAGTGCCTAGAAATGGGAGTGGCTTATGAATTATATTGGGCAGAGTTTAATCATAATGACATTGAACGTGAGTCTGTTGGTTATCATATGGATGATATAGATGACGATCCACACAGTGTAGATAAAATCGGTTGTTAATATGAAAGTAGGATTTACATGTAGTACGTTTGATTTGCTTCACGCCGGCCATATCGCAATGTTAAGAGAAGCAAAAGAACAATGTGATTGGCTTATATGTGCATTACAAGTTGATCCATCTTGGGACCGCGCAGAAAAAAACTCACCTATTCAAAGTGTGGTAGAAAGATATAAGCAGCTTTCTGCAGTAAAATATGTAGATGAGATCATTGTTTATTGTACAGAATCAGATTTAGTTGATATAATAAACATGTATCCAATTGATGTACGTATACTTGGTGATGAATATAAAGACAAAGATTTTACTGGTAAAGATGAATGTCGCCGTAGAAACATTTCTTTATATTTTAATAAACGAGACCACAGATTTTCGTCATCTGATTTGCGTAAACGAGTATTTGAAAAAGAGCTAGAAAAAAATGATTCTCCAAACGGTTAATGACATACGTCAATTTTTTATTGACGAATTAAATGATGAAGCGTTTACAATTGATAAGACAGGCCAAAGAACTGTTGAATTAATCGGCGCAAACTTTCTTGCAACTGAGCCAGCAATCTTTGGTACACCAAACGAAGATTATATTAAAAAAGAAATTGCATGGTATGAATCACAAAGTACTAACATATATGATATTAACGGTGTAGACTCAGATGCTCCTCCACAAGCATGGCAGTATTCCAGTAATAAACACGGTGAAATTAATTCTAATTATGGCCACTTAGTATTCTCTAAAAAATACCATAACCAATTTCAAAATGCATTTGATGAATTATGGAATAACCCTGATAGCCGTCGTGCTCAGATGATTTATAATCGTCCATCAATTTGGCTTGAATTCAATGAGCAAGGTAAGTCTGATTTCATCTGTACTAATGCACAAACATTCTATATTCGTGACGGTATCCTTTCAATGGTATCTCAAATGCGTTCTAATGATGTTGTGTTTGGCTACAAGAATGATTATGCATGGGCTCAATACCTAATGGATAAGATGGTAGCTCAATGGAACGATAGGTGCAAACTTCCAGGCAATAAGCATTTTTCTATTGATAAAGGTATGCTTACGTGGCAAGTAATGAATTTGCATGTTTACGAGCGCCACTTCCATTTAGTTAAATAAGGATATGAAATGAAAGAATTTAGATGTGGTCCTGTATGGGATGAAAGAATTGTAAAACTAAATCCAGCTAAAAAGATTGGTGTGTTAATGTCATCAGGAGCTGATAGCACTACACTTTTTAAACTTTTATGGGACAACTTTCCAGAAACAGAAATTAGAATTTTTAATGTACAAACTTCGTGGGATCCTAAGAAACCTTTAATTGAAGAAATCCTTGAAAAATTAGGTGTTGATTTAGAATTAGAAATCATTGGAGAAAAGTATCATAATTGGGAAATGAAAAATCATTTTGCTAGACTTATGCTTGCGTTTCAAGATGTAAGAAATGATGAAGATATTGAAGAACTTTATTGTGGTAATATTTTGCCTCCACATCCTCAATGGTTTCCTCGTTGGAATGTAGACCAAAAGGGAATGGCTAAGCGCCCATGGCTAACTAATGACAAATTTTGGAAGAATCCATTTGAACATGTTGAAAAATATCATGTTATTGATTTAGGAAGACGAAATGGATTTGACGACATTTATAACACAACTATTTCATGTAACACCCACGCTACTGAACCTTGTGGTTATTGTATGGGGTGTAGAGAATTAGAATACGCATATGATCAATTAGATAATGAAGAAGGTTTGTCTCTTGATAAGTGCGCTAAAATTGCAGTAAATATATATGGAGATATAGGATGGTAGACTTAGCTGAAAAATATAATCTCGCCTCTAAAACATATTATGAAGAAAAATATGTAGATGGCGGATGGGAAAACAACATTTATATGCAAGATGAGAAAGATGCTCATAAGTTTTGGATGGAAAATAGAGAAGATGGAAAATACATTTCATTAGGTGTTG